ATCGCCTTGGGATGACCCCACGTTTACACTTGGCGGTTGATGTGATATGTTTTCTCAAACATCCAGCATGGATTGGAACAGATGGCACTCTTTGATCGTTTCCGTAAAGCGGAAAAGCGCAATCTGGAAAACCCGACAGCGCCTGTTTCTGCAAATGATTTCCTGCAAATCATGGGCTGGGGCGACCTTTACGCATCGTCTGGAGTCACTGTAAATGTTGATACAGCACTTGGTGTCCCTGCTGTTTGGGCTGCAGTTAACTTTATTGCTGGCACAATCGCTGGTTTACCACTGCAAGTTTATCGCAAAGCTGCTGATGGTGGGCGTGAAAAAGCTGACATTGGCCTGTCAACCATTCTGCACAATGCCATTAACGAGGATATGTCCAGCTTTGAATGGCGGAAATACTCGTTTGAACAGACGCTAACTGGCGGTCGCGCAGTCACATACATTGAGCGCAACAACCTTGGCGAGATTGTGAACCTGTATCCGCTTGATCCCACTAAGGTGCGGGTTGAACGGCTGATTGATGGGCGCAAAATCTATCGCGCCAGTTCGCGGGTTTACGAGTCAACCGAAATCCTTGATCTGCCATTTATGCTTAAAGCAAACCTGACGGATTCGCGTGGGCCAATCTCGCAAAACAAAGATGCCATCGGGATGGCTATCGCTGCTAGCCGCTACGGATCGAAGGCGTTCCAATCTGGTGGCATTCCCCCTGCCGTGCTGCAAGGTCCGTTTGCATCTGGTGCGGCGGCTAATCGGGCATCTGAAGATGTGGCTGCAACGACCTTGAAGCTGGCTAAGGAAGGCCGACCGATTATGGCTTTGCCTCTGGGCCATGAACTAAAGACCATCGGCCTATCGCCTGAGAATATGCAGTTGCTGGAATTGCAGCGGTTCAGCATTGAACAGATCGCCCGCATCTATTCTCTGCCGCCTGTATTCCTACAAGACCTGACCCACGGCACGTTCAGCAATACGGAACAGCAAGATTTGCATTTCGTGAAGCACACTGTGAAGCGTTGGGTTGAACAGTTTGAACAGGAAATGAACCTGAAATTCTTTGGGCGTGGGTCAGACTTCTATGTTGAATTTAACGTGGACGGCTTGCTGCGTGGTGATCTGAAGTCACGCATGGAAGCCTATGCGGTGTCGATCCAAAACGCTATCCGCACACCTGATGAAATCCGTGCAATCGAAAATCTGCCAGCCAAGGGTGCAACGGAACTGCTGATTCAAGGCGCGACTGTGCCTTTGGGAAGCCAGCCTGTGGGGAATCCAAATGCCGTATCCAAATGAACACGCGGCACGTTTGGTTGATCCTGCACAGTTTGACAAGTTTAGTCGTGTGAACGATCAAGGCGGCGATGGCATTGATTTCATTTATGGCATCAAGGGAAATGATCCGCTTGTCATCCAAGCAATTCGATTTGATGCGTCTAAGTTTACGCCAGCACAGGCCAAGAAATGGCTGAAAGATAACGACTTTCAGCCTATCTTGTTCGAAGATGCCGTGCCGATGGACGAAGCCAGCCGTAATATGCTACACTCAAAACATCAAACGGGGTCAGAAATGTCTGAAAAAGAAATCCGCCGTGGTGTTCCTGTCGAAATCCGTGAGGGTGAAGATGGCGAAGTGCGCGTTGCTGGCTATGCCGCAGTGTTCAACGAAGAAACAAACATCGGTGGAATGTTCACCGAAGTCATCATGCGCGGCGCATTTACCAATGCCATCGGTCGTGATGATGTGGTTTTCCTGATCAACCATGAGGGTCTGCCGCTGGCCCGCACTCGTTCTGGCACTTTGACCTTGGTTGAAGATGAACGCGGGCTGTATATGGAAGCCATGCTTGATCAGACTGACCCTGATGTTCGCAGCATTGTGCCGAAAATGAAGCGCGGTGATTTGGATAAGATGTCATTTGCATTTCGGCCTGTGCGTCAGAAATGGGATGACAGCGCAAAGATGCCAAAGCGCATGATCCAAGAAGCGCAGTTGTTCGATGTCAGCATCGTTACAACGCCAGCTTATGATGGCACAGAGATTGCTTTGCGGTCGTTGGAAAAGCATCGCGAAGAACAGGTTAAGTCTCAGGCTGTGCGCCGTATGCGCATGAAGGCCAAGGCCGCTGGCATTGATGTTCGCAATGAGTATCTTTTGCCAGAAGTTGAGCAGCCCGAAATCGTTTCTGGCAGCGTTAATGCAATCAATATGCAGAACGCTGTTGAGAATTGGAACCTTGGGCCAGAAGTTGCTTCGTCTGATCCAGCCGCAAACCCTGAATATTGGGCAAAGATGGCTGATGTTTGGAGCCTTAACGAAGCCGAAGCCCGCCGCCGTCTTTGCGCCAATTGTGCGTATTTCAATAATACGCCTGAAATGCTGAAGTCGATGGAAGACATTCCGCTAACGCCATTTGATATGGACGGCGGTGGTCGCGGATTTTGCACAAAATCTGAGCTACTATTCATATGCCACAACTTGCGCGTCTGCATGGCGTGGGAACGCAAGGATTTCGTGGAAGAATAACGGCGGACTCCCGCTGTTGGCCCAATCCCCAGCCCTTGGGCAAGGCACATTGTAGGAGGCCATAATGGCTGATCTAAAGACCCTGCGGGAGCAAATGGCGCGTATCGCCACCGAGGCCCGTTCTAAGCTGTCGGAAGCTACCGACAAGACCAACGAAGCCCGCGCCGCTGAAATCGAGCGCGAATTTGACGCCATGATGGTTGAGCATGATCGCCTTGACGGCGTTGCCAAGCGCATGGAAAAAGTGGACGCTGCTGTTCGTGCCGCACAAGGCATCGACCTGTCGAAGCGTCCTGTTGCAGAGCGCACTTCGGTTGCTGCTGTTGATGACGGCGCAAAAGTTGACTATCGCACCGCGTTCTTCGCCATGATCGCCAATGGCGGCGTTGATGGTCTGGATAATGAGCATCGCGCCGTTCTGCGTAATGCTGAAGTTCGCACACAAACTGCTGGCACGAACTCCGCTGGTGGCTACACTGTTCCTGTTGAACTGGCTGCGTTTATCGACAAGGCCATGATTGCTTCTGGCCCAATGTATGACTCGAACCTGTTTACTGTGATCAACACCACGGGCGGCAACACGTTCAACATTCCGACTGTAAACGACACGGCTTCTGTCGCTGTTGCACATACAGAAGGCGGCACTGTCACTGACGATGGCGGTTCTGATGTAACCTTCGGTCAGGCTTCGTTGGGCGCATATGCGTTTGACACTGAATGGGTCCGTTGGTCCTACGAACTTGCAAACGACTCCATCCTGAATATGGAATCGCTGCTTGGTGAACTGCTTGGTGAGCGTTTGGGTCGCATTGCGAACTCCAAGCTGACCACTGGTTCTGGTTCGTCGGATGTCGAGGGTATCGTTACCAACTCGACCGCTGGCAAAACTGCTGCTGCTGTTGCTGCCATCACCGCAGACGAAATCATTGACTTGATCCACTCTGTCGATCCCGCTTATCGTTCCTCGCCTTCAACCGCGATTATGATGAACGACAGCACGTTGGCTGCTGTTCGTAAGTTGAAAGATGGTCAGGGCAATTACTTGTGGCAGATGGGCAACTATCAGGCTGCTGTTCCGCAGAACATCTTGGGCTACAATGTCGTTGTGAACCAAGCAATGGCTTCGTTGGGTGCTACCAACAAGGTCATGCTGTTCGGCGATATGTCCAAGTTCTATGTGCGTAAAGTTGGCGCACCCACCTTGTTTGTGGCCCGTGAGCGTTTTGCTCCCGACTACGGCATCTTGGGATACGTTCGCTTTGATGGCGTGTTGGCTAACACCGCCGCTATCAAGCACCTGAAGAACGCTGCATCCTAATAAACCAAATGGGCAGGGCTTCGGTCCTGCCCACCACCATAAGGAGGCCATCATGGCTAAAGTTCGTTTGCTCACTTCGATGGCTGGTGCTGATTTTTCGTATGATCAGGGCGCAATCATTGATGTTACCGATGCAGTGGCATCGCGTTACGTCGAAGCTGGCATCGCAGAAAATGTTGAATCGGCTCCGATTGAACGCGCCGTTAAAAAGGTTGCGGTCGAAAAAGCCGTGAAGGAATAACAGATGTTGTCGCCGCAGTTTTCACTTGTTCGCGTGACCGCCCCAGCAACTGCGCCAATCTCATTGGCGGAGGCTAAAACGCAAATGCGAGTTGAAAGCAGCGACGATGACAGCATCATTCAGCGTTTGATTGACGCTGCGGTGGCTTTTGTTGATGTGCAAGGTGCGCTGGGCAAGGGCATGATTACGCAGACTTGGGGCCAATGGCTGTCGCCAAATCCAAGCACTGTCTATCTGTCACTTGGCCCTGTGCAATCTGTGTCTGCAATCAAATATTACGATGTTGATGGCGCGTTGCAGACTGCAACTTTGGCTGATTTCAATGTGTTTGGAACACCAAATCGCATCAGTGTTTCGCCTAAGTCTGGCAAGGCATGGCCCGTCACGCAGATGCGAGATGACGCCATAAAGATTGAATACGTCATCGGCTATGGTTCGACATCTTCCAGCGTTCCTGAGACTGTGCGCCATGCGCTGATGATGCTGGTGGCGCATTGGTATGATATGCGCGAAACATCGACCGAAAAGCAGATGTATGATTTGCCATTTGGTTTCACCGACATGATCGGCATTGAACGGAATACTTGGTATGGCTAGGGCTGGCGCATTCAGTGAACGTGCTACATTTCAGCGCCTAGATCAGAGCGCCATTGACGCTTATGGCAACGTCTACACTGGCTGGTCACAGGTCGGTGTGCGCTGGGCTGACCTTCGTGAACGCACGGGCCGTGAAGCTATCCAAGGTGGCGCTTTAAATGATGTGGCTATGGCAACCATGCGCTGCCGTGCTGACAGCTTTACAGACACTGTGACGGCGGCTGATCGTGTGGTCATTCGTGGCTACACTTGGGCCATCAAAAACGTGACCCACATTGACGCCAAAGATGTTGTTGTCGAGTTCATGCTTGAACGCGGGGTGGCAACATGAAGGTGGATGCTGAAAAACTCATCAAACAACTTGCATCTATGCCAAAGGCTGTTGAACGCAATTTGGTGAAGTCTGTTCGGCTGAATACTGAACAGGCCGCAAACATGGCGCGGCGTTTGGTTCCTACAAAATCTGGCGAACTGCGTGGATGGATACATACTGTTTATGAAGCCGATGGCTTAACTGCATCGGTGGAAGCTGCACCGCCGACAAAAGAAGCGCAGACCAAGGCAAACGCTGTCGAGTTTGGGCGTCAAAAAGGCAATCGCGGCACAACTGCAGCGCAACCTTACATTCGCTTGGCGCAAAAATTGCAGGGCAAGAAGTTTGGCAAAAGCATCAAGTCTGCTGTTAATCGCGGCATGAAGGAAGCAACCAATGGCTGACGGCTTTGCACTTGCTCTACAAAAAGGCTTACGGGCTAGGCTTGTGGCTAACGCTGGCGTGACTGCGATTGTTTCCACCCGCGTCTATGACGAACCGCCGCAAGCCGTGACATTCCCATATCTGCGGTTTGACCAGATCACGGCAAATGCTTTCGACACAGACAGCACTCTTGGATCGGTTGTGGACATCACCATCGAAGCCAATAGCAGATCGGCATCAGGTCGAGTTGAGGCTGTGCAGATCGTTGAGGCCGTTCGTGCAGCTTTGCATCGGCAAGAGGCTAACGTAACAGTCACTGGGTTTACGCTGGTAGAATTGATTTTCCAGACGTATTCGGTTACAAGAGACACTGATGGTCGTGGTTATACGGCTGTAATCGCACTTCAAGCATTGCTTGAATAAGCCTAGCAACGGGCCTTGGGCAAGCCCTATACATGGAGGCCATCATGGCTAAACAACTTGGACGCGCCCTGCTAGTAAAGATTGGCGATGGCGCTGCAACTGAAGCGTTTGCAAATCTTTGCGGGCTGAACAGCAAGGCAATCACACTGAACAACTCGTTGATTGATGTGACTACGCCTGATTGCACCACCCCCGCTGGTGCGTTGTGGACTGAAAGCCTAAACGGCGTAAAAAATGTGACCATCTCTGGTGACGGCTATTTTGAAGATAGCGTTACCGAATTGCGGATGAACACTGCCGCAATGGCGGCTGATCCCAAGGCCAACTTTACTGTGACTATTCCTGCATTCGGAACGTATGCTGGCACATTCTACATCGAGTCGCTGGAGTTTGGCGGCGAAACTGAAGGCGGCGTAACCTATTCACTGTCGCTGACAAGCAGTGGCGCTGTGACGTTTACGGCTGTCTGATGAGTATAACGGCTGAAGCGCCGCGTGGGGGTGTTGCCGAATATATCGGCGACACCTCTTATGTTTTCCTGTTACGCAATCGTGAGATTGAGCGGTTTGAGGATAAGCATCGCGGCATATTTGATGTGTGGGATGGCCTGTTTGGTCGTGGCACAAAGCTAAACAGCAAAGAAACCCGTGACCTTTTGGCGCTGGCTTTGGTCGGCGGTGGGATGAAAGACGCAGAAGCCGACAAGGTTATTTCGGCGGCAACTCCCGCTGATCTGTTGCGCCTGTATCAGATCGCCCAAGCTGTGGTCGGCGTGGCCTTTATGCCTGATGCAATGGATGAAGCATCAAAAAAAAAGACCATAGCGGAGCAAAACCTAGCCGATTAAATGTTCGCGGCATGGTCAAAAACGGAATTGTCATTGGGTTACGTCCTGAAGAAATCCGTGATATGATCCCGCTGGATGCGTGGCTTGTGTTCCAAGGTTGGCATGATGCCCACGCACCTAAAAAAGCTGGATCAACTGCAATGACGGCTGAACAGTATCGCGCACTTGTGGAGCAAGTTGATGGCAATTAGTGCAGAACAGCTAAACATCATCCTGACCGCCAAGGATAAAGCGTTTGCCTCCGCGATGGATAAGAATGCCAAGAGGATTGCCAGCTTTGCCAAGAACGCTAACAAAGACCTAAGCGTTGTTAGCATGGGCTTCGACAAGTTGGGCGGTGCTGCCGCTGCATTTCTAAGCGTTGCTGCAATTCAGCAGCTTGGCGTGGCTGTGCGAGATGCCGCAAATAAACTTGGCGATTTGAAAGACGCGGCTGAAGTCATCGGCATTACCACAGATGCTTTGCAAGAACTGCAATATGCGGCACAACTTAGCGGCGTTTCGGCTGATGTGCTGCAAGGGTCTTTGCAGAAGCTAACTAAGAACCTTGGCGATGCCGCGATGGGTGGCACATCTGCTAAAAAATCGCTGGACGAACTTGGCCTGTCTGGCTCTGAGTTGTCGACCATACCGCTAGACCAAGCATTGTCTAGAATTGCCGACAAACTGGCGGCAGTTGAAAACCCTGCACAACGCGCCACACTTGCCACTGATCTGTTTGGAAAAAGCGGCTTGGCGATGGTCAATATGCTGGCTGATGGCTCGGCTGGTTTAGAGGCAATGGCTGCTGAAGCGCAAAGCCTTGGTGTCGTTATTAACCGCGATGTTATCTATAATGCCGCAGAGGCCGCTGACAAACTTGATGCGATGTCGATGGTTGTTAGTGCGAACCTGACATCTGCGCTTGTAAACTTGATGCCGTTTGTCATTGATGCAGCGCAGGGTATTGCCAGCCTTACAAAGGCTGTAAATGACTTTCTGTTTGCAGGAACACAGCGCCAAGTCACATCAAACAATGCGCTGGCTTATGCAGCCACGGCTACTGGTGAAGTCCGTGATGCGTATTTGGCATATGGAGCAGCCGTCAATAAAGTAAACTCTTTGAATACAAATGCTCCAATTTTTGACGCACGATCAGGGCAAGATAGGGCAGATGCTTTAAGAGTTGCAGAACTTGAAGTTGAAGTTAACAGGGCTTTGGTTGTTGCCGCTGTTGATAGAGAGGCCGCAGAGAAAAAACTGGATGCAACCTATAGTGCATCCGTTCAATCTGTGTCTGATTCCCTCTCTCCTCCT